CAATGCCGCCAATGCCGCCGCCGATGCCGCCGCCTATGCCGCCTATGCCGCCAATGCCGCCGCCGATGCCGCCCGTGCCGCCGATTATGCCGCCGCCTATGCCGCCTATGCCGCCGATGCCGCCGAAGTAGACTGGCAGAAAAACCGTCTCATTGAATTGTTGGAGAATATGTGATGACCAACCTACAAGACCTGCTAACCCGCGTTGAAAGTGGAGAAGGGCCTGAGCGTGAACTGGATGAAGCAATCCGGGAAATCGAACGCAAGATCACTGGTACTGGTGGTTTTTGCCCAGATTACACATCCATCGTAGACGATGCCCTTGCCTTCAAGGACGCTGTTTTGCGCGGTGAAAGTTACTCGTTAAGCCACGACATCGGAACCTATTTTTTCCGGGTTTGGTTTGGTCAAAAGATTGCAGAAGCAACCCACAAAGACCTCTGCCGCGCCATCCTGGCTGCGTGTTTGAAGGCGCTTATTGCGAAGGGAGAGAAGGAATGACACCAGAACAGAAAGAACAATTCGTCATCCTCGCCTCGGCAGCTTGGCAGGTTTTGGACGACATGGGCCGCGAAGGCCACACCTGTTGCGAAGCCAGCAAAGCGACGCTTAGATATGCCCTAGAACCATTTTTACCTGACATCAAATATGAACCTGCCGACGTTGATTATGAGTATGAAGCGGCAGTGTCTGTCCTGAAAGAAGTGGGGTTTCTGCGATGAACAACGAACAGAAAGAACAACTCGCTGCGCTGGCAGCGGCGGCGCTGCAAGGTCAATGCGGCTTTGTCCCTCCCCCAACCGCCATTCTCAACCTGCTCGAAGAAAACAAGCGGCTGGAGCAGGAACGGAATGATGCGTATAGGGCTTTGGTGCATCTACACCAGTGCGGTAGTGCTGTAACGATGCCACCTTCGCCCAAGAAAGATGCTTATTTGCGTGTGGCAGAGGAAGCCCGCGCATTTGTGGAGGGGGAAGGCAAATAAAGAAACCCGTGAAGCCGAACTAGCCATCGGCTTTGGCGAGTTCCGCCCTTGTTCGCCAATAGCAAACATCACAAAGGTGGGTATCCACCCCCGCCTCGCGCCCGTGGGACGTTTGGTTGATGGCGTAGCTGTAGCAGCCGGGATATTCGCATTGTTTCATTTCACCTCCTCCCCCAGAAACGGGGGGGCACAGATTCAGCTTCTGTCTTTTTCGGTTGATTGAGCATCGCATCAACGACCATGCCTTCTTGTTTTTTCAACCCAAGAAGATCACGCACCGGACAGGGAGAATGCTGGCAAAAACGATGCATCATTGACTTGGCTTCAAGCCCGCATTTCGGGCATGAATTTTCATCGCCAGCCATTTCAAATTTTTGTTCTTCACACATAATAATTCTCCATAAAAGGTATCGGGGTGTCCGGTCACATTATCCGCCCAGGTGTGAAAACCCACCGATAGAATTGACTATCGGTGGGTTAGACCACTTATTCTTCATCTGGGCTAAAGATGAATTCATCTTTCTTAAGCTTTTGTAGCCGCCAAATAGGCTCTGGCAACATATGAATCCCATGATCCTTCCCAGTGTGATGCTTTTTGCAGAGCACCAATTTCGCGTTCCATTCGCTGTCAATGAATGTTTCGGGATGGTCAGGGTCGAATGCTTCCCAATCGAAACCCGGAGATTCCACCTTGACCTTTTCCCAATCAACAGCAGTACTATCGCACCACTCAACAATCTGGTGGTGAAGCTCCAAGTTTTCCTTGGTTCCGCAGATGAAGCAACATGCGTCTGGGTTATGTTCGATCAACTTACGGCGGGTGGATGCGAAAATCGGGGTTGCAGTTCGGTCAGGATGGTCTGGGATAAACACGTCAACAGAAATTGTTAGCTTCTGTTCGTGTTCGCCTTGAGGTATTCCGCTCATGGTATTTTCCTTATTGCGCGACGGGAGTTTCAGCGATATCAGATGGCGCTAACGTCTTCTTGGGGCTTGGGATAGGGCATGCCTGCAAAACAGCCGTCACAGCCGCCGGATTGCCCGTTGCATTACGCTTTAAAGCACCAAGCTTGATATTACACGCGCTATCAGTCCAGACCATAAACGCCATGTCATCGGCAGTTTGCAGATTGGCCCTGGCCCCTTGATAGTCTGTTGCGCCCTTGGCTTCAACACCAGCAATATAGGGGTTGACGGCACCACATCCGGCGATAGTGGCGCACGACACGAGAGTTAGCAGGATGGATAGTTTACGCATTGGGGGTTGCTCCGTTTTGAGATTGGATTGCATCGGGAAGAAAAATATGGACAACAGCCTGCACCCATACCGGGATAAGGGCTAGCCATGCCGCCGAGCCATTGTCAGCCCATGATGATGGGATGGCGGCGACACCGGCAGTTGACGTGAGGGCTAATCCAATGGCGACTTGCGAGCTTCGTTCGTTTAGGCGGTCTGCAATCCAGGACATATTGTGTCTCCAGTGTAAGAGTATAGCATCCTCTTTGGTTATTTCGATGCAATTGCTTCAAGACGTGAAACATACAAATCAATATCATGGTCTGGAATGCTTTCATTCCAGATTGACCATTCGTTTACGACATCCCAGCCACCAGCATCCTTTAACCGGATAATCGGCCCAGCTTGGCATGTGGACGGGTCGAGGTGGTTCCAACCAGGGGCGAAGTCGCCTTCGTTCCCGATAATGGTTGGGGATGTGCGACCCTTATAGATAGCGTCCCAGAAAGGCTTATTTGCGCCCTGTGGAGGGGCAAAGGCTATCACGGTGGGGTTGACACCTTGGGGCAATAATACCGGGGCCACAGTCGCACGATTCCCACCCAGCGAGTGGCCTTCAATGACAATTGGCTTAGACAGATTGATGACGTCGGAAAGGTGATCGAACCACAACGAACGGAGCGGTGCGATAATCCCAGAACAGACCGTAGCGCCTCCGCCGTATCCGGTCTTTGCCATGTTCAAATCGTCCCACAATTCGGCAAACGAGGTATGTTCTTCGACCTGAGTGCCTCGGATGGTCACGTGCTGAATTTCGCCCTCATGGGACACCATGGCTTGACACTCAGGATTTTCAAACAAGCCACGGTATTCCAGGCCAAGGGATAAGACGGCATTTGCCAATGTGGTGATGTCGGTTTCATAGACGGCCTGCGACAGCTTGGCCGAAAGCAAAACCCGCTTCCAATCAGGATTTTCCATGTCACACCTTGAAATAGAGTTGGTGGCCAATGTCAGCGCACGGAGTCTTGTCCTTGGCCCAAGCGGGCATAGGGCATGAATTGGGGGCGTAATAGCTGGTCGCGCCACCGGTTGGGTCTGGCAGAACGCCTTCCAAAACGCTTGCGGCAATCTGCATAGCCAAAGCAAACTCTGGGTCGGACTGCGTGACGGTCAGAATCTCGGTGTAGTTTGGGTCATTGCTGTTCCATGTGTCGAACTGCATATGGCACTTGCACACGCTGGACACGTCATGTCCCCACCAGCCAGGGTGCTTGATACGGTTCATTACCACCCAAGCAACAGCGGTCATACCATCGGCACCGCCCCCCCGGTCCTCGCCCCAAATTGTGCGGGCAAGTACGTCAACATCAGACGAAGAAGGTGTCATGGCTTTACCCCCATAAATATGAATTTTGCGGCTTCCCAAACAACCGTAATCACGCCCATGACGGCGGCAATAATGGCCTTGATAAACCAGCTTTTCAGCTCTGTGTGCTGCTTATAAAGCGCGTCATATTGCTGGCGAAGAAGCTCGTCTCTGGCTTCGCATTCGGCAGCTTGGGTTTTGAATGATAGTGATATTTCGTGCATGACACTTGCCGCACTACCTTCGTCTGCGATGTGGTCACTAACCATTCTCAGGGCTGCGCTGATATCGCCACCCATGCGGTCAAGCTTCTCATCAAAGACATCGAGCCTTCCGCCAACTTTGGCCTCAAAAACATTGGCTTGTTCTTGCCTAGCTGCAAGCTTGGCTTCGATAACACCAAGGCGCTCTCCAGTTCTCTCAGTATTGAGAACCTGTTGATGGCGATCATGTGGTGCCGTTCCTTCAGCATATCCGCTCATTTTTCCGCATTCTTTCAATTCATGGCTGTTATGCAAGTCGCAATCGTTATTCAGCCGGACGGGTTAATTTCCAATGGCAAACCACGTGACCCCAGTCGTCGATAGTGCCGATGTCAGATGCACGGTAAAACCGGACGTTGACCTTGACCACACGGCATTCACCACCGATGTTGCTGACGCTCCTCCGGCGACTGCAGGAGGTAATATGCGACGCTTCCATGTTTGTAACCCCGTTACGAAATTACGACGGGGTTAGCCGGGGTTACCCAAACCCCACCTGCGTTTGACACGTCTAGCGCGTTATCCAGCGCCAACGCGTAACCGAGAACAGCCGGGGCCACCGATGCCGTGAATTCGGCAGCCGTCATCAGGATTTTGGCCCCGTTGATGTCGCGAACGTAGCCGGGGAATAAGTTGTTTTGTGCCGCCACTTGCAAGCCTATTATACTAGACTCGCCAGCCTGCGAAATATCGTAAGTGCCGTTGACGGCTGGGGTGCCCTTCGATTGCAAGGTGACACCCGAAGCGACGGCAAGGGTATAAGAAGATTTGCCAATTTGTTGTGGGGTCGGTGGCGCGTGGTTTTTGGCGATGGGATAACCATTGGTGTCCGACGTAATAGTCTGACCGGTGGTTTGCGCCGCCATAAGCGCTTGATGAACCTCCGGGGTAATCTCCACCGCATCATTCGGAAGAGACTTGTAGGGAAGGTTGGTGTCGTAGAAACCGTTGGTGGAAGCCGAGTATAAAATCGCCATGTTTAATCTCCTAAAATCCGATAGCTAAGATGTAATACCCGGCGGTGTTGCTGTTTTGGTTCGCAGTGTGGAAGCCGAAACCCGAGGTAGTAACACTGAAGAAGGCGTTGACTGAAAACGAACCGGCGTCGGTAGCCGTGCTGGAACATAGGGGTGAACCCGTAATGCAGGCCACAGTGGTAGGGAAAGAGATGGGGAAGGTTTGACCCACATAATCTGCCGATGATGACTGATACGGAACCCATGCCCACTGGATCAAGGTACCATTGCAGTACTGATAGCCACTTCCGGCCTGAGAGTGATTGAAGGAACTCGAAGCAATCCCACCCAGATTACTCAGTGCGGTTGCCGCATTTTGCACGTCGTTTAAATTATTCGTCGCCTGCAAAAACGAAGATGACGCCACCGGTTTGCCACTTTTGGGAGAGTACGTCGTTACTTGAAAATTGCCCGACCCCAGAGCTTCGACCACGGCGCTGTCATTGGCGGCGGTGGTGATGTTGGCCCCACCGGGCAGCAGCAGCGATGTGTTGTTGTTGGTCAGGGTCAGCGCCCCAGCGAAAGTAACGAAGAACACTTGGCCCTGCACTGCCGACGAGCCGAACGACGTAATAGTGGTCGTGCCACTAATTTTAACCGTGTTAGTACCCGCCGACCCCAAGTCAACCGTTGACGCGCTGGCGATGGTGACGATGCCGTTGCCAGCCTCGGTGACGGTCAGATAGACATTGCCCGACACGTCGGTAGTAAATGACCCGCTGTAGCCTTTCGGGATGGTCGTACCGACTCCCACCGAACCGTTGTTTAACTTGTCGGATCCGTTAATAACGACTGTCACCGCGCCACCCTGGGCAAAGATGTTGTTGGTCCAAGTAGTAGCCAACGAAGTACTTTGGGCAATGGTCAACGTTAGCGCCGCAGTGGCGACGTAGTTGATGTTGGTGCTGCCGCTATTCAAGCTGGTGTTGACGGCGATTGATGTTTCAGTCCATAGACCGGAGGCCGCAGCGCCGACGGCGGGGGTCTGAAAATAAGTGCCGTCGTAAGTGAAGGTGTAAATCCCGGTGCCGCTGAGCGATCCAATCGGGGGCGACGCCCTACCGGGGTTTTTAACCAACACGTTGCCTAAACCGTTCAAATTCAGGTTGACGGTGGTCGAAGTGGTGGTGTTGGCAACGGCGATGCGAATTGGGGAACCGGCAATTGAAGCCAACGACGCGGGGGCAGGGCTGAGTGTCGCCGTAATAGTGTTGGCCGACCCGCTGGTGTCCGCGGCATAATTGCCGGTTTGAGCTTGGGTGTCCGGGGCCTGCGCGAAGGCTTGCAGAGCGCCCATCGTCACCAAGTTGGAGGCCAAGTCACCGGCCAGCCACGACAGCGCCGTGGTGCCTTCTTGGCCGCGCACAATGGTAATGGTATCGCCGGAAATAGCGGTTACATGCACCACTTCGTACAGCAACCGGGTGGCGGCATCGTTAAACGTCAGGTCAAAGTACTGCCCAGCGGCCAACGTCGGGAATAACGCCCCGGTGCCGGAGACCAACAGCGCCGTGGTCGATGCGTTGGTAATCGGCCCCGCTAGGGTAGAATTGGCGTTGTTCGCCCATACAATACGTGTCATTAAGGTTCTCCGAGCTTTAAGAAATCACGACGCTAAATGTAAACTGGAAAGGAAACTCAAGCAGGTTGTTTTCCACTGCTTCTTTGAAAGTTTGCGCGTACGGAATCGGGGGATAAGCGACAAACGCCGTGTTGATTGAGTTTGGTGCCGCCGTGTTAAGGGCAAACCCGTTGGGGTTAGCAGCCCGCACTAAATAAACCCGCCCCGACGTGATAGTGATAGTGACGTTACCACTCAGCCCAAACAACACCGAAATGCGGTAGGTCTGGTCGTTGTCAACGTCGGTGCCGTTGTACCCGTAGAGAAAACGGTTAACCCGACGCTTGAGCCACCGAACGTTGAACACTTTACCGTCGCCCTTGTAAAAATGCCAAGTGATGACGCGTTTAAACACATCGTCGGTGGCCGGGGTAAAAGTGGACGGGGCAATGGCAGTCAACGAATTAATGACAACGCCGTTGGGTGTCCACGTGTTGACTGCGCCCTGAAGGTACGACACCCCCGATGTCAAGACGGGGCGTGACATACCGTATAAACCTTGCGCCACCCAATCGAGTAGCGACCCGCCGATAGGGTCGCCGGTGTACACCGGTAGATTGGTGTTGGCAAACCAGTCCACATACCCTTGAGTGATGCCGTTGTAGGCATTCACAAACGCTTGTAAGCTGTCGTCCGAATTATACTGTTGGTACAGGTAGCTAGGAATGGTGGCAGTGAGTGACGTGTTACCGGCTGGCGGAAAGGGCGGAATAACCGGGTAGCCCTGAATGGGGCTATACCCAATTGTAAAGTTGCCGATGGCACTCGAATACTGGGTCATTTATTACGGCCAAATGACGGCGGTTTTTGACAACGGTGATTTGATGCTTTGATGCAGTGTCCAAATACCGCCAATGATGGTAGCCATGACGCCCAAGATTGCGATGATATGTGATGGTTCCATTTTATTTTACCTTACGCAATAGCGATCGTGTTCGACGGCGGGGACCATGCGGCACCGCCGAATGATGCAATCAAAGCATCCTCTGCTTCAACAATTATATTGTATGCAGCCGCTGCAATCTCTGTAAATTGTGCCGCCGTCATGATGACCGGATCGTCGCTCATGGCATGGTTGCAGTCCTCGGCAATACCCCGCATGGCGTTCCAAAAGCCTTGGTGCACTTGGCCCAGACGGGGAACGGTTTCGGTCAGCACGTCAATATCGGCCAGATCGTCGTGCAGGTTGGTGGGCTCGGTTCCCGGAAAGGCCAGAACCTTGATGCCGTCCACAATTTGGACGGTGCAGCGGGCCACCCGGTTTTTATCCGAAATCACCGGGGAAGCGTCATAGGCCTCGGCGCACAGCCGCGCCAGAATAAGGGGATCAAGCATGATTGAACTCTTCGATGCGGTTGACCCATCCGCCCAAGAATTGGGCTTGGTTGGGGTCGTTTTTGACCAGATGATGGACAAAATCCAGACGCAAGGTGATCAGATGGTTCAGCAATTTGATCTGATCGCAGGTATTGGCGATTTTGGCGGTGTCCGGCCCCAAAACCCCATCCGCTCGGCAGCCCGGCAACAGGATTTGTAAGTGTTTGATGGCGGTTGCCGGGCCGCTATTGACGCCCCAGTCCACCAGAAAAGCCCGCACCTGATCGTTGGCGATCTGGTTGAATCCGGGGCGGTCCACGTAATTGGACCGCAAGATGGTCTCGGCTTCAGCCTTGGTCAAAGCGGCAATATCCGCCGCCTCCAGCCTGGCCGCTTTGTGATATTCGCGCAAAGCGGCCAGCGTAATGCCGAATTTGGTGGGGCCGCCCCGGTCGTCGGGATTGTCCACAAAGCCGCCTTCCCGCTGGATGATGTCGTCGATGATGTGATCTGTGGTCGGCATGGTCATTCTCCCCGATTGTCCATGGGGCAGGCGGCAAATCGCTTCAGATTGTCGATTTCCGAATCCAGCCGTTTGACCACTTCCATATGCAGGATTTTGGGGACATAGGTTTCGCGGACTTCTTTGGCGAATCCGTCAAATTTGCCTTCCAGTTTTTCGCCGCGTTCGACGCCTTCGCGTCTGGTTTCCTTGAACTCGGCTTTGATACTTTGATGCAGCGTCCACAACCCGCCGACAATAATTGTGGCAGAGGTCAGTGCGATGGTCATGATGTTCAACCAATCCATGAAGAGTTTCCTTATTCAGGTCATAAAAAAACCGCCACGCGGGCGGTTGTTGGGGCAAGGTGATCCAAGATCAGGGGATGGTGACGGCATTGGGCGGAGCGATGAATGTGCCGCTGGTCAGTGCGGCATTCAGGGCGTCGTCCAGTTCGGCGATCAGGTTATAGGCTGCCTCGGCAAGGGCGGTGAATTGCGCCGCTGTCATAGCCACTTTTGTCCCCGTCAGGGTGCGGTAATATCCCCGGAAGACGCCCGCCGACACGGCTGCTTCGGACCCCGCCCAATTGCCCTCGGTGGATGCCGAGATATCGTAGATGCCGTTCAAGGCCGGTGTACTGGTACTGGTGATTGCAATCCCCGCCGCCAGTGCCGCATTGTACTGGGCGGTCATTGCCGCCGCCATTTGTTGTTGGGCGATTTGGGTTTGATAGGATTGAACCCGGGCATCGGTGCTTGGCAGGGGCAGCCAGTTTTCAGCCTGGCCCGTTCCCTTGATGAAGGTAAACGTGCTGTCGGTGAACACATAGGCTTGAAGCGTGGTAAATCCGCTGGCTTGCACATTTGTCAGTTCATCCGTGGTCAGGCCCGTAACCTGTGTGCTGGTCAACCCGGCGACCGGCGAGGTTATCAGTATCGAAATGCTTGTGGTCATGATCCGCCCTTAAATGGTGTAGCTGTCGATATCGATTCGCACGGTGTACGTGGTCGAATACGATTTGTAATAAATCGTCCCTGCGGTCAGGATGGGGAAGTTCGAGAACGGCTGGGCGTCATAAAAGCTGTCCACCAACAACCCGGTATTGGCGTCGATGATGACCAATTCACCCGTTCCGCTGGCGTCGGCGGACATGGCAAACGCCGCCGCTACGGACGTTGGCGCACCGCCCACGCCGCCGATGGTTTTGGCATTGACCGGGAAACATGTCGTCGTGGTGATGGAAGCATAAGTGGTGGACGGTGAAGACGTGATATTGGCCAAGTTCTGTTTGACCTGCCAATACCAGGTGCGCCCACTGAACAAACCCGGCTGGAACTGACTGGATGAATTGGTGGGGATCGTCGCAATCAAGGCCGAATAGGTATATCCACTGGGCAAATAGGCCCCCGTATAGGTGGGCGTATTGCACTGGATTGTGGCGATCACCGATGCCAAGGGGGAGGTCAGGGCAATGGGATTGGCCGGGGGCGAAACATAAGGGGCGGCTGAATTTGACACCCAGCACCCAGCAATGGAACCATTAAAATACCCCGCACCGCCCGCATATCCGCCGATAAGTTGCGCTCCACCGTAATTGCCGCTGGAATTGCCGTTTTGATAAGTGTTTGAATCGGTGCAGGTATAATTATATGACGTCGTGCCATTGAACAGCGTCAGAACGCCATTTGTGCCGGAACGGTAATACTGAACATAATTCCAGGTGTTCAAGACAAAGGCATTGGTGGCTGTCACCAATGCGCCGACATCGCCTTGCCATGCGGAAACAATTCCAGCCGATGACACGTAAAACACAATGGAGTTATTATTGCGCCCTCCAAAGAACAGGACCCCGTTATTTGTTGTGGTCGGATAGAACCAGCACCCCATGGCAAAATCGCCGCTGCTTGGCAGATATTGCCCCAGCGCCGCATTGTAAGCCACGCTGACATAGGCATTTGATCCATTGAAAACAAACGCCTCAACATCTTGCATGGATGAAGCACTGGTGGTCACATTGTTCAAGGTCAAACTGGCCTGATACGGCCCCACATCCGACCCGGTATTGGCCGCCCCGGCACGGGGGACCAGAACATAAGGGGCGGCGGCCACCGCAACCGAAGGCTTGGCAATGGCGTAAACATTGACGAAACCGGAAACCGGGGCCGTGCCCGTATCCATCGCCCCGGCCCCCGTGGTCGCAAGGTTCAAATTACCCCAATAATTACCCAGTGTCAGCGCGGCCCCGCCCAGCACTTGTTTTACTGGAACCTCATCGGCTGAAACGCTGGTGGTGGCCAAAGCCGATGGAATGCTGATCTTTAAATTCAAGGCATTGCCAAGGGCGCTGCTGGATGCCGTCACGCCGAAAGCTGGGTTCAGCAAAACCCACTTGGACAAAACGCCATCCCATTGCAACGTAATCCAGTGTGACACCCCGGCAATATCACCGGGGACCAAGGCCAGGTTGTTGCCTTTGACGATTGTGTAAGCCGGAACCACGCCCGAATTGGGCGTGAAGGTCGGATTTGTGGTGACATTGGCTTGGGCCGCCCGAATGGTCAGTTCCACCGCGCCGCCTGCCAGCGTCGTTGTGGTGATGGCCGGGGTGAAACTGGCGGTCAAAGCGTCGGACGTGCCGCTGGCAATGGCTGAAGTGTAAAGCTCTTGCTGCACGGCTAAGGTCGTAGCTTGTGCAAGACCGGCTATTTGAGTAACCGTCAGGGCTGCCAGTGCTGTGGTAGAAATGCCAAGTATTTGCGTGGTTGTCAGTGCAAGATTGGGCAATTGAGAAATGCTGGCAAGCTGAGTTGCATTGAATGATACAGGCGTCAACGCAGCAACCTGCGTTGATGTAAATCCCAGATTGGGCGCTTGGGTCAGACCGCTCCATTGCGTTGAAGACAAAACCATGGATGCCAGCCCCACAATCTGGCTGGTGGACAAAGACAATGCCGCTGATTGCGTTGTATTCAGGCTTAAACTGCCAAGGGATGTAATCCCGTTAAGTTGAGTCGAAGACAGGCCGACTGAAGACAGATTCTGAATCTGGCTGGTGGTCAAAGACAACGCTGCGGCTTGTGTCGTGCCAAGGACAAAGGATTGCAGACCGGCAACTTGACTGGTGGACAAAGACAATGCCGCTGATTGCGTTGTAGTCAAAGATTGACCGGATGTGATCGTAATTGCCGACAATCCCTGGACTTGGGTGGTAGTAACAGTACCGGTAAACCCCACTTGGGACAACGTCCACACCGACCAAAAACTACCGTTCCATGCGAACCCGGCAGCGCCGTAGTTGCTGTTGATAACATACGACGGATTACCGTCGATGGTGTTGCCATTGCCCGATACCGTGATGTTGTAAGTGGCCGCATTACCGGCCCCATCTTTAACCACAACGCTTTCGTTAAGGCCCGGAGTCACTGGCAAAAACACGGTAGTGGCAACCGGAATTGTGTTGTCCACTACCAACATAGCCGTTGGCTCGGAAATCGTGGGGTTGCCAGAAGTGCTGAGCACGATTGCCCCGAACGTACCTGGGGGGTTAGGCGGGTACACTCCAAGATTGACCTGAGCTTGGGTAACGTCGGTCAAGTCAGACAAATTCGCATCGGCGTTTAACGGAGTGTACCCGATGTTGTCTTGTTTAGATGCAAAGTCAGCGTTCCACTGCGCTGCGGTCGGGACTTCACCAGGAACGAAATCAGGACTGGAACCCATTTGTTTATCCCTGCGTAATTGTGATTGCGTTGGCAGCGCATTGGAAGTATGACTCAGGGTCGCCCGCGATAATGCCCGTGCCGCTACTAGGTGACACGCCGACCCCGTTGATCGATACCGCAAACACCATGCGGGTCAAAAAGGCCGGGGGCACAACGCTGGCCACTGCCGCTTGAAACGTTGCCTGAAGTTCGAACAAGTTCATTGGCGCACCAACCGGGATTGCGTTAACGTAAGCAATCAGCGCGGGGCCACCTTGGGCTGCTACAGCGGTTTGCTGAGTGAAGCTGGTGATTGACGTATTCCACGTTACTGTCATCGTCACCGCTTGTTGCGGAGGTAGTACGAACGGAATAGTGTAGGTGTTGGGGTAATCGGTGATCGTGACCGAAGTGTTACGGTTGTTGGGAGTTAGTACTCCGCCCCCGGTATACGTAGAAAACCCGGTCGTGTTAACGGCGTAACTGAACGTCTTTTCATCAATTACAGTGCACGTTGCCCCGGTAACGTTCCACGCTGTAACAGTTGACCCAGTAATCGAGATTGTGTTGCCGGAAGTCAACCCATGATTAAGCACGGTAGTTGCCACGCCGGGGTTGGCATTAGTAATCCCACTGATTTGAATGACCGATCCTACCAAAGTAGAGACGTCAAATAAACCGGAATAAATGGCGTAGGCCACTTGGTAAGGGTCGCCCCCACCAACGATAATTTCCCACCCAGCGGCATCCTGCAAAATGGACACCAAACGGTTTTGAACGCCCGGTACGTTGCCAAGTAGTGTCTTCACGTAGCTAGCCATGCCCTGCGACCCAGCCTTACCGGCCTGCAGCACTTGAGCGCGGTAGTCCTCCTCGGTTTGGTTAGACGCCCCCGGAGTGCCCGCCAATGGGTTAGTTACCGACAACGAAATCGAAGACGGGACTGAAGTGATTAATTGGGTCACGGTGCTTGCCGGTATTGCCCAGGTGCCGGAAACCGTAGCTAAGCAGTAGAGGGGCACCGAAGCACCCCCGGTGCCAACAATGCCGCCGTCTTGCACCGTGTACTGATAACTACCGTCGGAAACCGTAAACCCCTGCGCAATTACAAATCCGGGGGTGCCGGAAAACACAACATAGACGCTAGTGTTGGACCCCTGGCCCAACTGTACCCCATAAATTTGACCCAGTTGGTTGAGCAAAAACTCATTGGCGCCGTATGGAGTCAGCGAGTTGATCAACGCGACCCGGTACTGGTCGATCAAACTGATGGCTGCAACGTCGGTACTGGAAATATCTTCAATCAGCGACCCCGGCAAATTAGCAGTGTACCCAGGGTCTTGCGCCTGCACATTGGCAATCAACGTTGACAGAATCGTCGCCGGGGGCGTCGGCTGAGCACCAGCCTGGGTCATGATTACGGGGAAAGACGTCATTGGGCAACTTCCGCAGTGATTTTCACACCTTGATTGGTGGTGATGTTGATCGTGTATTTGGGCGGGTTGGACGCCGGAGTTCTAGCGATGGCTACGTTAGCAAACACCGGGGCAAAAGTTTGCTGTATCATTTGTACGTAGTAATCTGGAAACAACTGTTGTACCACCGAAGGCTTGGCCGGAATGCCAGAATTGGCGTAGAAGGGACTTTCATTGATGTTTAGTTTTACAGTTTGAACTAGCGCCGTTGCATAAACAGCGTCGTTGCTGCCGCTACCATCGGTCGTCACTTGCACCCAAGACTGTGTCCCATCCGGGTTGGTTATTTTTCCGTACGTTCGCACCTAAATCACTCCACCAGTATTACCGCCCCCGGTCTGAACCCCGTTGTGCTCGTGGGTCAAGAACACCTTACCATCGATCACCACGCCCGACGAACTAATCACGACCGTGTGTCCTCCCGCAGCCATTGATATGTTTCCGGGAGTAATAGTAACGGTTGACGTTTTTCCTTCGTCCCGTAGTACCACGCCGTCGGGTCCATACACTACGACAGCGTTGATGTTGTCGGTAGCAGACCAGTTTTTGTTTCCGATTGGAAAAAAAATCAGAGCGGAAAGATTGCCGGGTTGTGACATATCGGCCACTCCGCCGCCCAGACCCGACACGCCCCCGATGTAAACGTCGGCTGGGAACACTACGCCCAAATCGCCAATTTGGGTGGGATAACGAATGTATTCGGGGCCAAATATTGGCACGGTAACGTTGGGCAGCGTGTATTCGCTTACTACTTCAAATGCCACCGTAACAATTGGCCCGGCAACCGACACTACAGAGCACGGAAGTGCTTTACCTAGCTTCTGAATTTGCGCTTGCGCTTTTTGTTCAGCAAACTTGTTTAGCGACAGGCCCAAATGGGTTTTTTGTGCGTTATCGGCCATTAGTTTTCCTAAGTGGGCACGTCAATTGGGTACGCGTTAAAAATCGACACCCAGGAGGCGGCATCGGCTTGTCGGTAATTGCCGACGTGGCGCACAATTGCTACCCTAAACACGCCGTTGAACGAAGTGGTATTACGATTCGGTGCTCGAATTGCCCCAATGCCCGAGGGGGCCGTGGTAGTGGCGAGCAGATTGTAAGGTAGTTTAATGAAATCGCCCACTTGGACGTCACCGCGTAATACCGTCTTAAACTGAATGAACGGGTATTCAATCCAGGTTGGCTGCCCGATTAGGTCTTGGAAGAAGATGACGCGGGGATTGTCTTGCGTCGTCGAGTTTTTGCTAGCAGGGGCGGTGCTGTCGTATGCGTTGACTATGTTACCGGACACTGAGATATCGACCCCGGTGTACCCAGATGACTTAACGATGTCTTCACTTTTTTGTTTAACAAACTGAGCTAACTCTTGCAAAGTCGGGCAAAAGTGCTTTTGATCGCCCAGCGGAACTATACCGGGGCTAATGTTGACATTGACAGAATACGCTGGGGGCGGGAATGCAGCCGTTAGCGCATTCATTAAAGGCCCCGACAACGGGACCCCCGCCAACCAGTTTAACGTCAGGTTCAACGGCGCGGTTTGGGTGGCCACCCCGATGTACATATCCATGGTTTGATCAGTGCCAATCCAATTGCCGAATGCCTGAAGAATTTGGCCCTGGATTAGTAGCTTCGCCTGAGCGGGGTTAGCCAGAGGAAGACCCGCTTGCATGCCGCCATAAACCGCGATGTTGAACCCGGCTAAGTTTCTAGACGAGTTAATCTGCGCAATCGATACACCCCAAATACGCAGGTAAGCCTGCCCCATTGGAGTAGCGTTGACCGTTACCGGGATGTCAAGCTCTACGTTTTGTGCCCCCGGAATAGTACGGCCGTTAACGAAGCTTGTCCACTGAGCGGCGATTAGACCGTTGCTGGGGTCAGTTATGACGATGTTGTAGTAACGCACGTCGCGACCCTTTTTAAGGTGTTACTTCAAACTGTTGCGAAGACTGTCTAAACACCATGGTTGAAGTAGAAAAGTACCCGGCCAACATGTTAATGTTGTAAAGGTCAGACGACCCGATAACCGCTATCCACACCACCGAATTTCCGGACAAGTCAGTCAGGCCCAAATACCAGCGCTGGTCAGCCAAATTCCACATAATCGTGGCCGTATAAATCTGGCCGTCAAGCGATGGCTGGAATGTGAAAGCCTGAGTAGCGGAGGGGGTAAAGGGAAAAAGCGTCGTCATGGCGTAACGCCGTTGTTAGGGGCAACCCCGGTCCCGGTGGCCGCTGTGGACGCCTGAATAATTTCTGCAGACGACAACGACTGCGGGTTATTCACCGCTTGCGATGGCCCAGAATTGGACGGGTTGTTAATTTGGACTCCCGTTGTAATTTTGCTGATCAAACCGTTGTATGACTGTTGAGCTTGCTGTAACGTCAACAACGGCTGAACAAAGTCAAGTTGGAACGCCGATTGTGGCTGTTTGCTGTCACCGGCTGACGCGTCGCGCATTGAGAGGAATAAACAATTAGTGTAGTAGTAAAACGGAGTGGCAATCGTGTAAGTGCCCCCGGAAATGTTGTGTTGCGCAAACGCCGATTGCAACGACGTTAAGATTGACAGCTTGTTTGAATACCCACCGTCGCCCCGCGCGGGGCATTTCATTAGCAACGAAATGCTAAGAGGCTTCGGTATTACTGAATTTGCCGCCACTGCTTGATTGGCAAACGGATATGTGGCGATGTCCTGATCAATTAACGACCCGCCCGGGATAGGTTCAAAGTTAGCGAAAAATTCGTCAAGGTCGGGGTCGCTTGACCCCCCCAAAATGCCGGTGTTAAAATCGCCGGATTGAGTAACAGAAATAATCGGGAGCATGCCCCCCGGAATGTTAGCGGCAATACCCCCGACGAAGATAATGGGTGATAGTTGGAACGCCAGTTTAAACTGGGCCTGTCCGGGCAGAATGCTCATTGGGGCAACTGGGCAACGGTAACGTTAGCGTTGCCGCCCGTGTTGTTTTGGATTACCACCTTGACGCCCCCACTTCCTTTGTTGGCAATTGCTAGCGCGTGTTCCAAGTAACGACGCGTTTCGGCGGGCAGAACATTGGGGTTATCGCCCGATTTTTTGAATTTGTCCGCGACGCCAGGGCCAGCGTTATATGCTACTAACTCTTCAGCAACGTTCCCTTTGTAGCGTTGCTGAAGGTCGGCTAGGATAGCCTCAGCAACATGTTGGTTATACTCGGGGTATTTCAGCAACGATGGGTTATACCCGTATTGACGCGCTGTGCCGGGCATAATTTGATACCTGCCGACGGCCCCCTTGGGGGAAACTGCTTTGTCCCCCGACCCCTCTAACTGACGCACCAAATCGAGAAGACCATTATCGGTATTGAACGTTTTAAGCCATTCCGGGTCTTCTGCCCCGTAACCAGCAACCGCTTCCGGAAACTGAGAGGCCAAGCGACGGCGCGCTTCGCGCTCGTGAGTAGCGTCTCCGGTCTGGTGAGCGTCGATAATTTCACCGACCAAAGAATGCAAACTTTGCGGACCGACCAATGACGTACCGTGAGGGTCGTTGACGAACGCCGGAACCTTGCCCCCGAGCCAAACCAACGCCTCGGCCAACTTGCCAACCCCCGCAATAAAACTGCGGACGTTGTCACGAAACTCGTCGGTACCTATGTATTCGGCTAGACTCTTAATACCAACGCCGAGTTCGTCTAACCACCGCTTAAGCTCTTTGCTCCCCAAGAATATCTCAGCCGCTTGCGAAAAGCTGTTCAGCAAATGAGATAACGGGCCGTTAATCCCGCCCAACGCCGAAATAAATTTGGTTTCAATCGCACGACCTGCCACTTCAAACGACGTGGCCAACTCTTGTTCAGACCGTAGCGTTTTCTCGTCAAGACCGAACCGCGATTTGTTAGCCTCGTACCCGGCGATTAGCCGGGCGAATTCTTCGGGACCGGTGGCTTTAATTTTACGAAATTCTTCTAACGATACCGCGCCTTCCAACCCGCGCGCTTGTAACGCGTTTTGAAGCTCGTTGGTGGGGGTGGCGTCAGCAACTTGCTTTAACTTCTTCAACAGCGACACCGACACTTCGCCGGTATCGCCCCCGAGGCGGTTTTCACCTAATAACGCGGCCAGCGTTCCACGCTCAGCGCCAATACCACCAAGGCCGCGCGACACAAACGACAGTAATTCTTGTGGATTGACCAACCGGCTGAACTGAGAGCCAAACGCGGCTTGCTCACCATATCCGATACCCAGGCCAAGCGCGGACTGCCGACCATACGACACAGAATTTGCAATACGGTCCAGGCCAAACAAACTGCCGGTGCCCACCAGCCCGCTAAAAATTGTGCCCAGCGACGCCCACCGCAACAATGACGTAGTGGTAGAGTATACGCTAGACGCCACGTGTTTAGCAGACTTTGAAATGCTTTCCCACCGGGCCTGTGACCGTTGCAGCGTAGCGTCGGACTCGTCGGTGCCGGTGTTGATTTTGTCCACTTGTTCCGAAATTTCCTTCAAGGTAGACAGTTGCGCCGCTATCGTGTCGAGGACGCTGATTAAGCGTTCCTGCCATGACCCGGTTTCACTGTTTAACTCAGAACTTTTGTCTTTAGCCTCGTCGATAGCTGACACGTACTCGTCAAACATAGACTTGAATTTTTTAAACGATTCATCGTTAATGTCTACTTCGATGACGCTCTTTACAGCCACAACGTTACCCCATCAATTTGGTCAAGGCGTCAACTATATGACGGTTACGGAAAGCTTGGGGACTGTCCCATTTATTGAGGTCAAACGACGCGGTAAATTCTAAGAACCCTTCAGTAACGACCCAATCTAGGACGGAATGGACGAAAGTATCACCTTCTCGCCAGTATTCTCTTCCGGCGTCGAGATCGGCAAAGAAGCAGCGAACGCCGTACAGTCCAAGTAAGTAGTTGACCCGCCCCAGGTTAAAGAGGCTCCAGGAAGAACTAAATGCAGCTCCTTCTTGGTGTGTACCACAGACGCCGCAGTAAAAAAAACAAGGATGTTGTCAACCTCAGCAGCGTCTTCGGCGGTCAAATAACCGTGGCGTACCGCCTCGAAATACGGGATACTACGCCAGCCAGTTTCCAACAGCACAGTGACGTTAGTCAGACGACGAATTTCTTCGATTAGTCCAAGTTTAACTCCCTGGTCGCCTTCCCACACGCCTTCCTTCTCCGCCAAGCCCTTGAGAATCAGGTACGCTACACGAGGCATAACGTGCAAAATGTACCCGCCCCCATACAGCTGCGAAAAAGTTTTCCCGATGATCGGCGCGTATTTTTCGAACACATCACGCGACACCGGGGTGGAGTGCACGTGCACCGTGCCCTTATCGGTCTCCACCGGCACTACGACGTTTAACTTGCGGTCCAATTTAATTTCTGTCATATCTATCTACCTAGGGTTTAAACGTTACAACCACAACGACGCGTTGATGTTGTAGTAACCGGCGATGTTAACCACAAATGACGGGTCTTCGCCCGCGTTAGCAATTTCGCCCAGGCCCATGATCGCCAAATTGCTAAACTGGAACACCGACAGCGAGGTGCTGTCAGTGTAGGCGATACCGTCGCCTAATAGCGTGGAAGACTCCAACTGTTCTTTATATAATTCGGACAAGAAATTGGTACGCAACAGGTGCGCCCGAATACGAACGTGCAAAAACGGTTCCGGTGACGTGACAGTACCGGTCAGGGTATCGATCACTTTGGTGGCATCACCTTCGAACGACAACACCATGCTTTGCTTGGCCAGATACGGGGCGGTGATGTTCAATTCCGGAAACTGCACCAACTGCAAAGTGGTGAGCAGTCGATTTAATGTGCCCTGCTGGACAAGAGGATTAGCCATCTAATCGAACTCCCTAAGAGTTTGCGAACTGCGAAACGTTGATATTGAACACCAGATTAATGAACCCGTTTTGCGTGGTGTAACTGACCGACAGACCCGCGTATTTTCCGATCGAGTAGTCGCTAGGGTTATCTTGGTTGTACTGAATGAACGGCACCGCGTTAACGATGGTCGCCGGGCCATATCGGTTGGTGTTCAACGCGGTCACCAAGTCTTGTGACGACAGCTTTGTCAGCACCACTTGGTTTAGCACCAACCCGAACGTGATACCGCTGCCCATCAACGACGCCACGACTTGCTGAAGCCGGTTGATGCCGATTTGGTTGTAGTACAGTGGGTTAATCGGGTTGTTGGACCCGTTGATAACAGCGTTGGACAGGTCCAGGTCGCCGTTGATTTGGACCCAATCAACCGAATACCAGTAATTAAATTGGTTGCCGTCCTTGGTAGCGCCGCCGACCAAAATCGTGTTGCTGATGCCACCTTCAGCCCCCGTACCCACGTAACTGGTATGCGCCGCTAACAACGTGTTGAGCAACGCCGAATTCCCGAATGTCGGGTACGGCGTTACGCCGTATAAGAACGAGTAAGCGTACGGCGTAACTTTGTTGGTGGACGACGGGGCATAAGCCAGTGCCACTTGGAACGGTGCCGCCAAACTAAATTCGGTGGCGGGCAGCGTCGGAGCTTCAACCATAACCACCGCACATTTCATCGTGGCGGTGTAGTTGGTGTAGTTGCCGATAGTTGTGGTAGTGAAAAAGTACGTCTTGGAATTGGTGTTTTCGAACCCGGCCAAGAAAGTCAAATACCCGGCTACGGCGTCCCAATTGCGCGGCACCAAATACGAATAAAAGAAACCGGGGTGGGCAGTAATCCACGACGTCAGGTACGTGACACCGTCGGTAGGGCTGCCCGGCCCCAATTCCAGTACATAAACGGCCTGATTGGCACCCTGACCGAAAAAAGTAGTCGCCATCTGAACAACTTCAGTGCCGCTTTCGGTGACATACGTACCGGTGGACGAGGACCCGCTAGGGTTGGTGCCCAGCGCGTAGGTAAACGTCGAAGTACCGGTCACGGTGCACAAGAACGTGCCGTTGTAGCCGATAGGCGACGCTCCTGCAATGGTAATCCACAGCGTGTCGGCGTTGGTGTACCCGTGGGGGGCGGCGGTGGTCACGGTAGCCACATTGGTGGACCATGTAATCGAAGTGACATTCAACTTTCCGACCAACAACGGGGTCAAGTCGGATAATTGCGTCAACAGGCTGACCGTGCCAGGGGCCGTGTTAAGAGCACCCTGCGAAATGAACGCCCCGGTGCTTTGCAACGTCGAAGGCGTCGGCGCAACGGTTTGCGAAACATTAGTTATGACAATCGGGTTTCCCATGTTTTTACCTTTGCGCTTAAGCCAAACGTCCGGTTATTCGTAGATTACGTCAACAATCTGGCCGGTGCCAGGAACAAACACCAGACCATTGGTGTAGGGCGTGTCGAACTTGACGTTTTGAATAGTCTGGCCGACCAAAGCAACAATCTGAGTGCTGGCCAACGCCGCCACTTGAGTAGTGGTCAGTGCGATCACAGCGGTGGGGGTCAGTGCGGCAGTTTGCGTAGTAGTCAGTGCCGATAGTTGGGTGGTCCCAACATTGTAGAACGCACCGATACTGGTCGATGTCAGCGCCGCCGCTTGGGTGGTGTTCAAATAGGCCAAATTGGTCATGTTCAGGTTGTTAACAGAGATCAGCGCCCCGGGAACATTCTTAACCAGCGAAGCAACAGCCAGCGTAGTCGAAGAATAGCTCGACGGGTCGGTGGTAATCAACAGGTCGCCGTTGGTGTTGGTCTTCAACGACACTTTGGTGCCTTGGGGATTGGTGGCAACGTCAGCGGAAAGGGGGCCTTGGGGCATTTTTAAACTCCTGGATTTGGTTGGTAGGTGGGGACGGCTTCCAAAATCAGTTGCCGCGCGATGTCCCGAATTCGGGTTTGGTAGTAGTTAATTTGAAACGTCACGGTTTTCTTCTGGGCCAACGTACCCAACTCAACTTGGGCGCGTTTGTCGTCTCGCGGCACCGGCATGTTCATAATGCCAAAATAACCGTAGTCCAGCGTGTACTGATTGACGCAGGCCACAAAATCCTGAACGACAAAATTGCGAACCCCGTAAAACGTCAATTCCACGGTTTCTTGTACTAATTGGTCTTGTGACAGCGTGTTGTCTAAACGCGGGGTTGCTGACAATGCCTCGGTTGACGCGGGGTCGATGTGCACGGCTACCCATGGCGGCTGTTGATTCTGCGGTACTAGGAACGACGGGAACAACGGCAGTCCGGGATTACCAAACCCGCCAGAGTACGGCGGCTGATAACCATTAAGCGCCAGCCACAATGGCAGGCTGTTCGACACCACCACGTTGACGCTGTCAAACCCGTCGGCGGAATCGACAAGCTGAGTGGCCATATCGGGGTACACGGCGTTGCCGACGTAATGAAAAATGTCGGCAACTTTATAGAACGAACCGCGTGACGAAAAACTAAACTTGATGTTGTCGTATTCTGCTACCCACAGTAAACTCGGGTTGGACGAATTCAAAAACACCACTTCGTCTTCCGAAGAAAACACCACTCGATTAACCGCTAGTGTTTCATCTTGATTCTGCTGCAGCTCGGTCGAATAATGTAACGACCCTTTTACTATATATTGAGCGGAAGGCGCATTATTGCCACCATCGGCATTAGGGCCGAAAGTATTAACCGGATAAGCGTTGCACAACGCCGAAGGGCTGACAAGGTCGGCTTTGACCCAAAATACAAATCCATCCGCTGGCAACACCAAACGCACATACTGGGTGAATGTTATCTGTTCATCAAGCGATAATGCTTCGATGCCAGCGTCTAGCGTAGCCGACATCGGTGTACCCTGACCGGCTTTGGCTTCGGCTACGGAAACCACTTAGGACGCCGTGGAGCGGTAGGACCAGCCGTGAGCGGCCAGATACTCGGACGTGAAGGCAGCGCGCGGGCTGTAAGGGCTATCGGTCTTCCAAGACTTTTGGTCGGCAACCCAGGTGAACACGACCTTTTGGCTTTGGTTGGTCAACACGTGCTTTGACCCATCTAGACTGTGCGCCGGGGGGTTGCAGTGCTTACCCCCGCCATGTTTCGCAACGACATGATACGGAAATTTGACGAACCCGCAGCCAGGGACAAACGCATGACTTGCAAGATCGGAGTGGGCAGCTTCGTGTGTTGATGGGCCGGGATTTCGCGGGTCGTGTTTATATCGGGTACCTGTAGTCATTGTTTAATTTCAGCGGCAAACGCTGCCTCATAAAGCCCGGTATCGCGGAAAGACGGTCTGCGCTGGTTGCTCTTGGCATACGGGTGTTTAAACCGGTGGTTGACGCCCTTTAGCGCTGCCTCAGTCGGCACCCCGACTATTCCCATCCCCTCGATTTCCCGATTTGAAATGAAGTGCCTAAACATCGTTTCAATTTGGCCGGTGGCATCGACCATCGGGTTCGACGGAATTGGCCCCCCGACTAAAACGTTTTCTAACTGGTTGGCAATCGACTGTTCAAGGGACCGGGCAATGTCGTTTTGGTGCTTGTTAAAAAACGCCTGCATCACACCATACTTGGCTTCAAGAATTTCGGCAACCTCGCCGGTACTTGACACCAAAAACTTTACTTTTTTCGCCTTGCGGTGCTTGCGCAAGCGAGCATTAACCTGTTTGGAGGGTTCGACACGTTCCAAATACGGGATGTCAACCACGCCCAGTACCAACTTCACGTCAAACCCCACAGTTGACCGTATCGCTGAGCAAACGCCAAGTACTGCCGACCGTACGGGGTCTTCAAATTCTGCAAGTCGCTCAAGGTCAAATGGCTAAGAGCTTCTGGGACCGTTAACGAAGTAGACGTGCCCTCGTCGCCCGAAGACTGCACCACCCCGGCCACAAAATCGGAGATGTGAAACGAAGTCCTCAAGTCCTGAAAATACGTCTGTCCGGCCTGATCAGGGGCAAAGTTAATCAAGTTGTCCCCAGCCAAATTGTACACCGCGAGAGTGTAAATGTCGGGGGACGCGGTCTGAAGTTGGACGTTAACGATGTCTAAAGCGATTGTTAACGCCATCTGAATGACCGGTGAAGTCGTCGGAAGGTAAATAGACGAAATCCCCATAACATTTTGAATAAACGCAATGAATCCGGCGAGGGTAGGGGGGTTCATATCAACTCACCTTTTCAACTTAAGCCCGACCGCGCGGTTTCCCTTTGGTGCGGGCTTCAACTTCTTCCATGTCGTTGCCGGTAACTACGGTTTCGGTGACGGGATTGTGGTCGGCACCGCCCAAATCACCGGACTTGTCTTCGACCACCGACATTTCCAGAGTTTTGGGGCCTTGCTGGCCGTCGAGGTTCAGCGCGCTATTGGCGGCTACCGCAGCCTGCTTGCGCAATTCGGCACCCTGTTCGTTCAGAAATTTGAAATTTCGACCGCGTACCGCTTCAAGACGCGTCCACACAATGGAGCGGTCGAGCGAGTACACCAGCCGCACGACACCGATAGGAGAACCGATATTGTCAATGTTGTAAAACCCGTACACCGATAGTTGCTCGATGATGGCTTCAAGCTGGTATTTGTCCAAGTCACCGCCGACGCCGCCCGCGGCCATTTTTTGTTGGCCAATGCCAATGTCGAACATGATATTCTTGGTTGACTCGGGAAGACGGTAACGGACTTGTTGGATTTGGTTGGACACGTTCGCAATAAAAAGTTTGGTCATTTTCTATCGTCCTGTTCTGCCTGGGTAGCTGTCTACGGTAATGCCCACATCGTTCATGATATAAGCCTTACCCTTAAAAACATAAGGAATTTCGTCAACAACGACTTTGTTGTCACCGTCGCTGCCTGAAAAAGTGCAGGTCTTGCACTCAAGCATCAAGGTTTCGTCGTTGTTGACGATCTTCACAAACATTTATTGGTACTGGGCGCTCAAGATGGTAATGGCTTCCGGACGGACGCCCCACCCGGAAGTGGTGCGCCAGTGCATCAGCACATCGGTAGCACCACCCGGCAACGGCGAGATGATTTCGCGCGGCGCGGCCATATCCGAGTACATCAACGTACAAGCCTGCAGTCCGGGGGACACTTCGGCAAATTCGTTGGTGTTGACTTCGTCGCCTTCGGGCTTTTCGACTTCCGGCATGACGAACAAAATGGCATCGGTCCCACCGGAACCCTTGCCGATCAACGTGTCGTCGTAGGCCCAAATGACCTCGTCGCCGTTGTCCATCAACACCGACTTCACCGTACCGGCGGTGGAAGTCGTACCGGCACCGACGCGTTGGAACTGAACCAACTGCACGACGTTATACTCGAGCAGGCCCAGCGTACGCTGCGGACCCAGAATAGTGAAGGTTTGGGGGATGCCCAAGTTCACGGTCCGGGTCTTGATAGCGGCGATGATTTGCATGAACAAGAAAGCCATCGCACCGTTGTCGTAGGTGACGACGGTGGTGTTGCCATTCGGGTCGGCGGGCAGCGTGGTGTGCGTGGCACCCGACGTGTTCAGCAAACCCTCGCCGTTGGCCGGGTTGAACCCGTTCAACAGGGCGTTGCGGGCCAGTTGGAACTGAGCCTGACGCATACCCAAGCGTTGGGCTTCCGGCAGGCTGATATTCTGGCGACCCATCGCGGCCACGTCCAAATGATCATAATCCGCACGGACCTGCAATAGATAAGTGGGGGTCGAGATCAACGATGTCACTACTTCAACGCTAGGCAGCAAATTGGCGGCAGCTTGGCTAGCAGCCGACTTGGTGCGCAGGTCAACGCGACGAATGTAAGTGTACAAGTCGCCTTCCGACAGCTTGGCACGAATGCCGCGCTTGCCATTAGAATCTTTGCACAACGTGTCAAAAGCGCCGGAGGCTTGCGAATACTGCAGCAGCAACTCCGGTTCATAGAAAGCCGGGTTGGCAGCAACCCAGCTCATTGCAGTGTTACCCATGGTACGAAACCCCTTAGATCAGGATAATGGCGGTGGTGCCGGTGTAATTCCACGACCCACCGGTCGAGGAGCTGTACGAAACGGTCATGCTGTTGCCGACTTGAACGTCCAACACTTTCACCGGCAAAGCGGTGCCATTGCTGACGGTGCCGCCAGTAATAGTCAAAGTCAGGCCGGTGGCAGCGGTGAAGTTCAAGGTGGTGCCGGTGGTGCCAGCCGTGGCGGTTTGAATACCGTCCAAATTGGCATACGAGCCAGTGCCGGTGACGGCGGACAGCACGAACGTGTCACCGGGCAGCAACCCGTGGGCCGTACCGGTGGTCAACGCGACGGCACCGGTGCCGGTGCCGGTGGTGTACGTGCCCGACGAGATGGTCGTCGAGACGTAAGGAACCAATTGCTGGTTGGTATAGTCCCAAGCGACCGAAGCGTTGGTGGCACCGTTGATTAGCGACGCCAAGTTGGGGTCACAGGCCACCGCGATGCGAGCGTTGCTGCCCAAACGGTAGTAGTGTACCGACATGTACGACGCGGCCAGCGGAACCGGCGACTGGGCCGTCATCACCATGCCGTAAGCTTGGTCAAACACTGACCAACCGGCGATGACACTTTCGGAAGTGGCGCGACCAACGATGGAACCCAGCGAAGAATCCGGGCCACCGGACACGCCACCGATGTTTTCATAAATGGCAACGCCGCCCCACATCGGGATGGTTTCGCTGCTAGCCAGAATACCGGCGGCCAATTCCATGCGAACAGAAGGGTCGTTCTGGGCGGTGCCCTGAACGTAACCTTGGGACTGGGCGTTGAAGGAACCCGCAGCAACGGTCGTCGCGTTGGGGTTATACGGGATGGTCGCAACCATTAGTTAGCTCCCTGGTTGGGCTGGCCGAACGCACGAGCGTGACGACGCGTTGACGAAAACTTTTTCATCCAGTCAGCGGGGACGCCGACGTAGTCGATAATAGTATGACCGGCAGCGGTGCGAGTTTCGATAGCCCGCAGTTTGCCTTCGGGGGCACCGACCGGACTGTGAGCGGCTTGCATCGCGTCAGCGTAGATTTGAGCTTCGGCAACCTTGATGCCCTCGGCATCCAAATGCCCCAAGTCAATTTTGCTGAAAATCGGGCTGTGCTTGGCCAAACCACGAGCCAACCGGCGACGATACGACAGCGCGTCTTCACCGGGCATGGCAAACGAGGCACTGTCACCAAACGCGGCATAAACCTTGTTGGCGTTGGCGTGGATCGTGGCCAAAGTGGCGCGTTCTTCGTCCGAAATGTGACGCACGGCGGTCTTTTTGAATTCATCAAATTCCGCACGAACGGCGGCGCTGTCCTTGCGAGCGGCTTCGGCGTCTTTTTTGGCCGCTTCGATTTCTTCTTCGACTTCGGCGTCTTTTTTGGCGCGGTCAGCGGCGACGCGTTCCGGGGCACCGGCTTCGGCACCTTCGAGCTTGTCGTCTTCGTCGCACTTTTCGTCTTCGGCGTCGTCTTTGGTCATACCTTCGAGGCTGTCGACCCGCTTGTTGATCTCACCCAAATGGGACAAAATCTTGTCGAGCTTTTCCCCATTAGCGGCGTCCTGACGAGCACGTTCATCGCGCTCAGACGCCTCTTTTTCCTCTGCGTCTTTGCGTGCCTTATCGGCTGCAACGCGCTCTTCTTCGGTCATCGCTGAATCTCCTATTGCTAAATCAGCAGTAATAACTCCAGCGGATAACCCGCCGTTGTCCTAAATACCCGCAACACAAACCCCCCGCCTCTGCAGGCACTGAAACGGGGAAAACTTTAAAGGGTCTCGACGTTCAGCCGAACGGTGCGCGTCAAATCAAGAACTTGATCGAGTTTCGCGCTGTTTTTATTCGACCATAACGACAATTTCGGACGCTTAGTAGGGGCTGCGCTGTCCGAGCGAGTTTCGGGGGCATCTACGGAAACAACCCCGGTAGGTTCTCCGCCTTTGTCCCAGACCCCCTGAGTACAAATGGCAATGTGGTCGAGGAACGACGGTTTGCCTTCAATCAACAGCGTGGAACCATCTTCCAACGACACCTTGGTATTGACGTCTAAATCACGAAACAACACTGCGGGGGACGTTGACATTTGGTTTTCGGCCATGTACTTAGCGGCAACTTGGTCGTAAATTTTAGCGATGCCCCAGACTTCGTCGCCCTTGATGTACGGCAGCAGCACCGTTCCGACCACCCGATTCGTGAACTCTTGAGAATTAAGCACGTTGGTCGGGGGGTGTTCGATAATGACCGGCAATCCGTTGCACCGGGCCAAAAACTCTTCCGACAAATAATTCTCAGGGGCGCGATAAACGTGCTCGTCAAGTGACTTACGGTACGACGTGCCGGTGCCGGTGATGCGAATATCGAACAGCCACAAATTTTCGTACTGCTGCGGGCTGGTTAACTTACCATCACGGATGGCTTCGGATACGCCCAATTCGGTCATATAAAACTTGTCAAGAGCCACTTGGCACCCAGGGTGAAGCGGCTGCGGGGGTTGGTCGACCGGTGCCCAGCACCAACCGACGTGTTCATCATCAACCTTGACCACAAACTCGGATGGCACCAACTGACGGAACGTCGTGAAATCGACAAGTTCGCCCGCTTCAGCAGCCCCCGGAAGTTCTAACCCTTGCCCTTCAGTATGACTGCGGGTCCACAAAAACTTGTGGCCTTCGGGCAGAAACCCGATTTCTTCAATCGTCTCACGTTCAGCGCATTGTTCAATAGTTTCGCCGTCTTCTTGCTTCCCGCCCGGAAAACACCACATTTCGGGATAATCGCCACCCGGACCACGCTTAAGAAATAAAGCGCGTTTGGCGGGGACAACAAACAAAATGCCGGCAGCGGTGATGGTCATTTAATCGTTTATGCCTTCGAGTAAGAAGTCAATTTCTTTCTTTGCGGCTTCTACCGTCTTTCTCAATTTGGCGTTATCTGGTGATGAGCACGCCATTACGCGGAAAACCCGCTGGTCGGGGTCCAGTGACCGTGATGCGCATTTTAAGGCCCGGCCCGGCAGCTTCTAACAGTTTTTTCGCCTTATGCTGCGCAGATGAAAACGACGCGTACGTACCCGGAAGAATGGTTCCAGAGGATTCCCAATCTATGAAGGTTGAGATTCTATACGCGCATTCTTCAGCGTCCGTTTTCACGCTTGTGCCCGCCACGGCTAACCCGCCTTTAACCATTTTAACGCCAGAACGCCCGTTGGCTAGTTTCTTGAATGCATCTTCAACCGACGTACCCTCCGCCGTACCCCGAAGCTCTTTGCCGTCCACGGTGTACGTGAATCGATACCGATGTTCTTCGGCGTCCGTTTTCACGCTGTACGTGTTGCCGTTGACGCCGATCATGTCCTTCCGACCCGTTTCCAGCGCGTCGATGCGTTTCATCAGCGCGTCACAGGCCGTCAGCACGTGGTCGAGGCCGTCGGCAAACGACTGTCCGGGCTGGGCGGCTTCAACGGAATCGGTACGAGTAACCTCGCCCACTTTTTTGCCATTTTCCACTGCTTTATATCCGATGGCCTTGCCGTCTTTCATGCCGGTCGCCACAAACGACACTTTCGGAAACTTGGCGGCCATTTCCTTTTCCCATTTGTCAACTTTGGCGTTCCAACCATCGTCGGCATCGCCCCGCGACTTCCCCGCCACACTATACGCAATCGCAGCCGCTTGCTTCGGGTCCTTGCCCGCTTTGACTTCGGTCGCTATGTTCTTGCTAATCGTCGTTTGGGACGAGCCTTTTTCGAGGGGCATTTTGAAATCCTACTTTCTTTGAAGGGCTTCTTTGCCCTTAACGGTTAGCATTTGTTCCGGCAACTGCCGCAGCGAGTAAACCCACGTCACCCAGCACCGGCAATTAACCTCTTCGCCGGGGGCCGTGACGTCTTCAAAATACCCGTCAGTGCCGACTTTCACTAGGCCCTTTTCCTGCGCCCAGTTGCCCCGCACCAAATAAACCTTGCTGTCGCGCTCTTTGTGGTCTTCGCGGAAGTCGTAACCGGCTTCTTTGAAATGCGAGTGCCACCGCGCGGCGATAGCTTTGTTGTCTCTTGCGACAATCTCCGACAATGATGCACGGAATTTGTGACCTTGATCAATTATAACACGCCTTTCTACGAAGGGCAATACTTTTATTGATTTGGTTACTGCTTTCTTTACATCGACCTTATCGACTATGTCAGAACCACCCACCGGGACCGACGTCGCCCACCCACTGAAGCGGCGCAGCGTCTTGGCGATGGCTTCTTCTTTGTTGAGCACGATCAAGTTAGCACTTAACTGAATACGGCGGCTTAATTCGCCACGCAAATGCGGCGCTAACTTAACCAGGGTGTAGCGTTCGACCCCAGGGTGATAGCGCAGAATTCCGCCTTGTTCGATTAGGCGACGGTAAATTACAGCAAACGATTCGCGCAGCATTTCTTCGGCGCGACGGCCCACCCCGGCATAAACTTCAGCCGCTTTTTGCAATTGTTCCTGCCATTTGGCCACCCGTTCAGCGCTATCAAATCCATGTTTAGACAGGTCGGCTACCGCGGCGGTCAAGATTTCCTGGAACGAAGCCATTATTTGTAAATGGCGTTCACCACCATTGCCGCATTCGGGGCCACGCTGCCCGTGGGTAGCGTAGTCGCTGCAATCTGGATGGAGTTAACAAAATTGACGCCGCTGTCGCCAAACACAAACTCGCGGGCGGACGCGGCTAACACCGGCAACGACAACGACGGCAACGTCGTGCCCACCGTGACGCCAACCGCGTCAAACACCTGCAGATACCCGATGCCGGTAGACGGATTGTACACATCTACCGCGTACAACGTGCCACCGGAACTTTTGACCGTGGTCAACGTCGCCAACTGGGTAGTAGTTAGGGAGTAACTGGCCCCGCCGTAAGCCTGGGCGACGTCGTAAACCGGAATCGCGCCAGCCGGGTTGCTTTGAAGATTGGGAAACGCGGTGGTGGTCATTAAAGGCCCCTTATTGAGTGTGAATGAGTTTTGCTACTAGCATTAAACGGTCGAGATACACTTCGGTGGACCCCACAATACGGTTACGCTCGTATTCGGCAAAATTCCAGTCGCCCCGTCTGCAAGCAGCCTGAAACTGAAAAATCGAATCAGCGCTTCTACGGGCGGCTGAGGTAGCTTCTTCCATCAACGCGTTGACGTGGGCGATGTCCACCGACATCACAAACTTTCGGGCCGTGGTTGGTGTATTTCTTCTTGCTCTTCCCCGCTAGTGTCGAGTCCATCGCGCAGCGTATCGGGGTCGAGCACCAACGGGGTTGGGAACAACAGTTTGAGATTGTTGAAATTGTCGGCTAACCACTCAACCAAAATCGCCTTGTTCTCGACGTCCACCACCGGTAACAAAACTTCAACAGCGGAGATCGCCGCCTTCATCTTGATATCTTCGATTTTGGACTTTTCGCTGTCGGGTTCGGCCAACAAATTGGGCCACACGGCGCTAAACGCCTGCGACCACCGATAGAACGCGTCTTCATAAGACACATCTTTGTATTCGGGGAAATCGCGCTGAACCGTCTTGTAAAATTCCGGGTTCCACGCGCGGTGCTGCACGATGCGGTCGAACCACGCGTAAAGAGGCCCCATTTTAGTGCGGACGCCATCAATATAGCGGGCGATGTTTTTAGCATCCTCCGTACCCTCTCCGAACCCCGCGACCATAGTTTCGTTTTCTAAGAGCTTGGCGGGCATATCGGCAGCGGTGGCGATGTTTTTAAGAATGTTGGTGCGGGCCATACCATAGGCCCCATCCAAATTCTGAAGATTCAGGGTGTCGATGTTTTCGTCGAGACCAATTGAAATGACGTTGCCAGTTTCGGCTTCTTTAACAATAGCGCGCTTGTTTGACCACACCCGCTGCATCACGTTATCCACAATCGACCCCGGCTGCTTCATCTTACTGATGAACACCCCGGCTTTGCGCGTGATTAAGTCATCAGTGATTAGGGTCTGAATAAACGACTTCAACGGAAATAAAGCGCGTTGATACACCGACCGACCCACATAACCGAAAGCCGACGCGGTATAGCCAATATAAATCGGCTGTTCGTTCAAGATTACAACGGTGCGCGACCGATGATAAGTGACACCATTTACCCGAATGTCGCCGTGTTTCTGAAAATCGATGGCATTCGGGTTTTGATTCAAGACCAACGAACCAGCGGTGTTCAGCGGGTCGAACGAACTGAATGCGATGTCCGATTTCCACAAATCGGAATAATCTACCGGGGTGGCCATATCCTTGTCTTGCTCGACCACGCCAATTGACGCAATACCGTATATGCGCGACAGTTTCATCACATTTTTGATGTTCTCGTCGGCACCGATTTTGCTCCATTCGGCATTGAACGCTTCAACGACGCGGTCTTCGGGGGAATCCGGCACCACGATTTCGCGTCGTTGGCTTTGGGCCAGGGCAATCGGGGACTCGGCCATCTTTTGGCCCAGCGGATGAAACTCGTACAGGGTCTTGCATATTTGGTATGAAGGGCTAGCACCCGGCACGATCTCATCAGTCATGAGAAGTTGCTGAAGCTGGGTTCCTTCGCCTACGCCGTTAAGAACAATATTGGTCACAAATCCTCGTTTCTGGTTTTCCGAACCAATTCTTTAAGTTCGTACAATGCGATAGCTAACACAAACAGAACCACCGTTAAGAACAAACTCATCCACATTTAGTGCACCGTGGACCCGGTAGGGTCGTTATCAGATTCCAACTCAGCGGCCTTACGCTTTTCGTTCAGCGCCTCGTAGAACACGTCGGTCAAATTGGCCGTGTAATCGATAATAGTCTCGAATTCGTGCCCCGTGGCACTGGCGGCGATATTCGCTAGCGCGCACACTAACGCCGATTCGACGGCTTCAACCGAAAAGTCAGCATCAAGCAACTCGTCTATTAAAATAAACACACAGTCGAACACGTCGCCGTTTAGCGTTATTTGTTTTTGGTTGACCTCTTTAGCGGATTCGGTAGTTTCGGTGTCGTCAGATTGCATCAGAACCCCTCGCCATTACCCAGGCCAATTGCTACGCCGTAACAGAACGTGTCCAGTAAATCGTCGGCGCGTTTAGCGGCGTCTTTGTCACCAATGCGGAATCCGGTGATTTGGCCTAACGCGTGATTACGAGTGGTGCCCTTAAACGTCAGCGTCTTGTCAAAACAAAACTGTGACATTTTAACCTTTTCCTGGTGGACGTACCCGCTAACGCTCATAGCCCGACCATCCTTACCGGCGGCAAGCAAAGCGCCCTTGAGAGGCTGAGCGGGCCAATCGCGCTTTGCGGCCTGTTGCAGCAGGATGGCCCCGGCAGACGCGTCTTCAATGAACGCTCCCGCCGAACCCAACCGAGCACGACACACCCCGGCTAACTCTTCTAACCGCCGGTACACCGACGGCAGCCACCCCTCCAGCATCGCCCCTTCCATCTGTTGATAATCGTAATCAAGGATGGTTAACGGTATTCCAACATGTTTGGATAGAGCAAAGTACATTACTGCTTGGCCGTCGTTGTCCTTGCCGTCCTTCACGGCGGTATCAATAACCGCGTAAACATAATCACAATTTCTGGGATAATCAGCCCCCACCCCGTTGACCAACAACTTGTCAACCGAGAAGAACGCAACCCCGGACCAATCAACAAAATCGGCCAAGTATTCTTGACCCCACACCAACGGGTGGGTGGTGCGTTCAAGCTCTTTCAACTCATCGGCTGGCATGTACGGGTTGTCGTGAGTAGGGGCGTGAAAATTGTTGAAACAATGTTCTTCTTGGTTACAAATTTGCCAGAAGAAATTGTCAGGGTCCACCCCGTTGGTATTCGACAACACAACTACCGACCCCTTGTAATCAAGTAAGGTCGGCTTCAAGGACTTGCGCCAAATGTTCATCATGTTGGGCTTGGTGAAGGCTGCTTCGTCCATGACGATTAATTTGTACTTACGAGACCGACCTGCGCTTTCGTTGTCCAGCGTCCAGAAATCAATTCTGCCCCCGGTGTGCAACCGCTGTACGCCGTCCATTTTGGACGAATTGCGCATTGCAGGCTCAAGCATCACATCAAGTTCGTTGAAGGCTTCGGACAAAATTTTATAGGACGGAGCAGCCCAACACACCGGATAACCCTTAAGCGCGGCGTCGGCTACTACCGTTTTGCCAAAATCCGTCTTTCCCCACCGACGACCCGCCCTAATGGCGGCAAAACGGTTTTTACGGGTGAACCAGAAAGCCTTAGTCTGACCCGGATGAAGAGTCGGAAGAGTTATTGTCGGTTGGCTCTTGGCCATCGGGTAAACCGCCTTCTACTTTAATTAACCCACCATGTTCAATACGGTCGGTCCACATTTGAAACCGTCTACCTAACAACTCCAAAGGAGCCTTCTTGTCATATAGTTTGAAACGAACTCGTTTCACGGGGCGGGCTTCATCGCCCTTGCCTTCCATGTAACTATCCACCGTAATTTCTTGTACAGCGGCTAACTGTTCGTAGGTGGCCAACGTGAAATCGGTGTTAATTTCGCCGTCATCGCCAAAAAGACAAAAATCGGCAATATTAGATGTGCTTAACTGAAGCAACTCGCGAACAACGCGCTCTTGGATGTGGCCAAAATTAGCGATCTGCCACCGCACCCCTTCGTCGATAGCCTCACGAATCAGAGGCTTTTGCATCATTTCCTTGGCCCGGTGGTGTAGGCTGCGGGTGGGCAGGGTGCTTGAGTTGGGCACCGCCATCGACCGCTCTAACGCCTTGCGGGGACTGTGGCAGGCCAAATACTCTTGAACAAACCGGCGCTCCTTCAGCGTTAGTTTTTTAGCCTGCTCCAAAGTTAGAAATTCGAGCTTCCCCAGCTTTTCGGGGAACAACGATTTTTCGGTAACTTCGGGTTTTTCAGTGACGGGTTTTTTAGCCATTTTATAGTTTTAACACGTGGTGAATAGGAAGACGGGCGGTAAGTTGGCGGTTGAATGCGTTGACCAGAATAGTAACCATCCCGCCTTGTTGGCTCTGGTACTTCCCAAAGAAACCGCAGTACGCGCCGCCGTCAATCTGAACCGTCTCGCCTTTGAAACAACGCAACTTGGTTTTGTCGATGACAAATTCGCCGCTTGATTCCCTGGACTTCATTTCTTCAACGAAGCCGACTGGCAATGGGATAGGGATTTCGCCGGTGACCGGTAGCAACCGAACAACGCCAATTGTGTTGTTAATCGCTTGCCAATTGTCAAACTGGCCGAACTCAACCATTATGTAGCCAGGGAACAACGGTAAAACCCGCTCTTCTTTGCGACTTTTATCAACAACTATGGGGCAGTAAACACCAAACCCACGTCGTGAAAGCTGGTCAAGGGCGACGTGGTCTCGGCCCGAATTCGTTTTAGCAATATACCATCGCTTCATCCACCGGACCCCCGACATGTTCCACCACCAAACCGGGTAAAGCGCCCAATTCGGAG